CCATCGACAGGCGGCGGCGGTAACGAATCACAGCCTGCCCAGTTCAACCCACTTGCTGCGCAGTTCATACAGAATCAACCTGAACAAATAACGCCGCGTGCATTCGTACTTGCGGGTGATGTATCATCACAACAGGAGGTGCGCGAAAAGGTACAAGACTTGGCACGACTTGGATAAATAAAACTAACTTTGTAAAATGGAAAAAAGAAAAGTAGTCAAATGCGTAATCGACGAAGAAGGTCGTTTAGGCATCACCGCGATGGGCTTAGTTGATAGCCCCGCAATAGAAGAAAACTGGATTGCACTTTCTAAAATGCAGCTGAGCGCATTGAATGAGGAACGCCGCATGCTATACGGTGCTGCGCTTATACCGGATAAGGAGATACTGCGCTATGATGAAAAGGGTGAGCCGTACTATGTGTACTTTGAAAAGGCCACAGTGAGTGCTATCGCGCATCAGTTCTTTAAAAAGAATTTGCAACACACCACCAATCTGCAACATGAGATACCAGTCACGGGCGTGACCGTTGTTGAGTCATGGATTAAAGAAGGCAAGATGGATAAATCAATGCAGCTCGGACTGTCTGAACTTCCCGACGGCACATGGTTTATTGGAACGCATGTGGATGATGACGGCGTGTGGCAAGATGTAAAAGAGGGCAAGGTAAAAGGTTACAGCATTGAAGGATTCTTTAACGAGGTGGGTGTGGCTATGAGTGGTGTCAAGAACTATGAGGCTGAATTGCTACTAGAGATAGATCAACTTTTATCGAATGTAAAACCATCCAAATGAAAATAAACGCGGTTAAGTTCAAGGACAAAAAGTCCTTTGACAAAAACAAATCAAAGGCAAATGTGAAGGCATCGTTTGATGCTTTCGGCATTGTAGTCTTTGAAGATGAAAAGCCCATTACACCTGATGCATCAAAAGTGTGTCAAGTTAATGAAGTGGACAGGTCACTAGACCAAATTGCTTCGGGTCTTGCCATTTGCATCTGCAATGATTTGACATCAGCCATTGAGTTCTTAGAACTAAAGCAAGTGGTCATTGACCAAATCTTCAAGCAGACCAACACGTTGTTCGTTGAGGTTCCTGCGTTCGCTGTATTTGATGAGTTTTACGAATCACTTATGCGCACTAAGTTGTTCATCAGTGTTGAGCCTGACTACATCCAGCCGTTCGAGGCTAATGCAGAAATGACTATTGCACAGCAGTGGCATTTGAATTTATTTAAGGCACAAGATGTTTGGTCACTCTTGCCGGCAGATGCATACGGTGAGGTTGCAGTGCTTGACATTGCGTGTGATGTAGATCATGAAGATTTGCAAGGCACAATCAGTGACAAGTCTTGGAATTGTGTTTACGACACAGCGGATGTGCGTCCGATTAGTGAGAATGAAAAGCATGGCACACCATGCAGCGGAATCATTTGCGCAAAGACTGGCAATGACACGGGCGTGAGTTCAATCGGTAACAACAAACTCAAAGTGCAATTCTTGCATATTGGTATGAACTCAAACAGCGGCGGCGGTTTCTTCACATCGGATACAATCGTGACGCGTGCCGTGAACAAAGCAATTAGCAATCCTGCATGCAGTGCAATCAGCATGAGCTGGGGCGGTGGTAACACATACCCCATGTTTGCTAATGCGTTGACACTTGCGAAGAACACAGGCCGAAACGGAAAAGGCATTTGTGTATTTGCATCGAGTGGTAATAATTATTCGTCAAGCGTAAACATCAACCCCGCATCGCTATCAATGGTGCATGCCGTTGGCGCATCGGCACAAAACAACACACGCGCTGCATTCTCAAACTATGGAACAAAACTTTTTGCAGCGGCTCCGGGTGTATCTCTACCAACTACTGACCGTAGCGGAGCGTCAGGGTACAACACTACGTCGAATTATACTAACTTCAGTGGAACATCTGCCGCCTGTCCTGCTATGGCTGGCTGTGCTGCTGCTATTGTACTTGCTAATCCTACACTAACTGAAAAGCAAGTGACGGACATCATTGCATCCACTGCGATTAAGAGTGGAGGTTATGTATATGACGCATTGGGCAGGTCACTTGAGTTAGGTTACGGTGTTGTTGACTTATACGCAGCAGTTGTCGCTGCAAAAGGTAGCACGGGAGAGCCAACTCCACCACCTGCTTAAACAGTCAACTTGGTTGGCACAATCGCATCACCTGCGTCAACGCTTCAAGGCTCGCAAGTAACTGTGAGTTACACCGTGCAGCTTGACAAAGTGCGCACAGTGGACACTATTACAAACATTGCGGCTGAGTTCGTGCGTCCTGATGGATCTAAGTCAACTTTCTACACGGGCAATGTGACCATCGCGAAGGGGCAAACCACATTCACAAGCTCACTTATTTACAACATACCAAACAACGTGACGGGCGTGGGTAAATTCAACCTGTATGTTGATGTGCAAGGTGCAATAGAAGAAAGCAATGAGAGCGATAACAGCGCAACCACTGCAATCAATATCACCGCACCAATTCCTGTGGGCAATTTGGACTTAGAATGCATCTGCACAGGTTACACATGGCTTGCACCTGACCGTGTGCGCATGGGTATACGCGTAACAAATCGTGGTGCTGCTGTTGTGACTAGCTATAAACTTAAATGGGAGTTCGCAGGACGCACTGGAACGTGGGATAGAGCGCAGACGTTAAACGTTGGGCAAAGTTCATCGACGGGAAATGTGATGTATCCAAGTGTTGGCACTACATGGCCGCAGACATTCAAGGTATCGGTGGTAAGTGTGAACGGTCAGCCGGATAATAATCCTACAAATGATGTTGGCACTTGCGTGGTAAACGCAATGTGATTACATTAGCGACCTCATTCGATAGTTTTGGTTTATACAGTTTAAGTATTTAGGGTTTAAGCAAAGAAAAGGGAAGCAAACGTGCCTCCCTTTTTTGTTGTGTTTACCCAAAGACACAGAGCCGTACGTATTCGGCTATGGTTGTCCCTGTCTGCTTAGCTGCTTTTGTGACTGCCTTCATTTCTTTCTCAGTCAATCGTGCGCTCACTCTTTGTGTGCGTGGTTGTGGTTCTTGTGCTTTCATGGTTTTGAATTTATACGGCTAATGTAGCCACAATTTACCATGCAACAAAACGGCGGTTTTGCTACAATACGGAAATACCAAAAAATGTCAGATATCAAAAACCAAATCAAAGCTGTATTTGCGAAATACAACATTGAACCTTCTGCACTCGGTATCAAGTTTGAAGATGAATCAACTGAAGCAGCAGCAGAGCCTGCAACTGAAGTAAAGTTTGCCGTTGAAGGTACGCTTTCTGATGGAACAAGAATCTACTCAACCGCAAATGAGTGGGTAGCTGGAGTTGACATTTACACGCAAGATGCTGAAGGCAATCCAGTACCTGTGCCTGCGGGCGATTACTTTCTAGAAGACGGCGTGACTATGGTCAGAGTTGCCGAAGATGGAATCGTTGCAGAAATCGGCGAGATGGAAGTTGAAACCGAAATGAGCAGCGAAGACCTTGTTGCTGTTATCGGTCAACTGTCAGAGCGCATCGCAGCACTTGAGACTGAAAAGACTGAACTAGCTGCGGCGGTTGAGACTGCGAACAACGAAGTGAAATCAGTTAAGGCTGAACTCGCATCGGTTAAAAAAGCCCCTGCCGTTCCTAGCGTTAAGTCACAAGAGTTTAAAAAGTCGAATGTAGTTGTAGCATCAAATGGTAACTCGTTTGCTGACTTCATGGAAAACATTCGCGCAAAACAAAGTAAATAATTCACCTCATAATTCTATTTTAAAATGCCAACAACAACTTCACTCACCACCACCTATGCAGGTGAATTAGCTGGTGAAATCGTAGCAAAGGCCTTGTTGCAAAATGTGTCCGCACAGTATGTAACAATGAAGCCTAACGTACCTTACAAATCAGTAGTACGTAAAATTGATGACACTGTAACTTTCGCTGCAGGAACTTGTGATTTCACGCCAACCGGCACGATCACTTTGACTGAGCGAATTTTGACCTTGGAGGAATTCCAAGTTCAACGCCAAATCTGTAAGAAGGATTTCTTCATTGACTGGACTACTGCCGATGTAATGTCAGGCCGTGTGAACACTCAAATCCAAGATGCAATCATTGGCCGTTTGGTTGGTGGTATTGCAGCTGCAAACGAGACAATCATGTGGTCAGGTGTAAACGCTACCGCTGGTCAATACGATGGTTTTGAAACTTTGATTAAGGCTGCAGGTTCGAACGCTGTATCTGCAGGTTCAGGTGCTATCAACGCTGGTAACATCATCGCAACTATTTGGGACATCATCAACACAACTAACGCTGCTGTTAAAGGTGCTGCTGAAAAGCCTGCATTGTACATGGGACAGGCTGCATAGATCGGAAGAGCGTC